CGGAAACCCAAAGCAGATGTGTTTGCTAAACTCAACGGCCTTAGAGGCCGCCTCGTTGAGAAGCTGTGTCCGACCACCGTTGTACCGCGAGCTGATTATCCAGCGCTGTACTCCGGTCGCAAGCAGAAGATCTATTCGAGAGCACTAGATTCCTTAAATGTTCGGGGAATTGCTAGACGTGATAGTTATGTTAGCACATTTGTGAAGGCCGAGAAGGTTAACTTCTCTGCCAAGGGTGACCCCGCTCCTCGGGTAATCCAGCCCAGGTCTCCTCGATACAACTTGGAAGTAGGTCGTTACCTCAAGTTGTTTGAAAAGGAGTTGTGTCGTGGTTTTCGTCGCTTGTTTAACTATGAAGTGATATTGAAGGGTCTGAACGCGGATAGCGTAGCAGCAGCCTTGTACACCAATTGGTGTAGTTTCGTCGATCCAGTGGCTATTGGATTGGATGCGTCTCGGTTTGATCAACATGTTTCTGTTGCCGCACTGAGATATGAGCATTCAGTTTACAACCAGGTGTTTAGGTCGAAGGAACTGCGCAACTTGTTGCAATGGCAGCTCCGCAACCGTGGTTTCGGAAGAGTAGCTGACACCCTCGTCTCTTATGAGATTGAGGGGTGCCGTATGTCTGGTGATATTAACACCGGTATGGGCAACTGCCTGATTATGTCGAGCATTGTGTTGGCTTACCTTGAGAGTGTTGGTGTGAATGCCCGCCTCTCCAACAATGGTGATGATTGTGTTGTGTTCTTGGAACGCAAGGATCTCGCCTTGTTGGATGGCATCGAGCAATGGTTTACCGACTTTGGTTTTAAACTGAAGAAGGAGCCTATGGTTGATGTCTTTGAGCGTGTGGAGTTCTGCCAGGCCCAACCTGTTTTGGTTGGGTCCGCCTACCGCATGGTGCGTAACCCATGGACAGCAATGTCCAAGGATTGCGTTTCAGTGTTGGGTTGGGCCAATCTTGGTGAGTTTAACACTTGGCGTGATGCGATTGGTGGTTGTGGTCTTGAGCTGACTCGTGGTGTGCCTGTCTGGGAATCTTTTTATCGGTCCATTCAGCACTCCGGAGATTTGAAGGGGGGGAAAGAGAGTGTATATGACTCTGGGCTCGGTTTTATGGCCCGTGGTGTGAAGCATGCAGTGGTTACTGCTGAAGGTCGTGCATCGTTTTGGCGCGCTTTTGGCATTACTCCAGACCTGCAGATCGCCATGGAACAGTGCTGGCCTGGTATCGAGTATACCACACTGCCCCCCATGACGAATTTTACAGACTCTCAATTTAGCTCCAATCCACTGAAATGGTTACAAACAAGCAGAAGAAAACTATGAACAAGGTAGGCCGCGCACTTAGCGGTTACCGCGTGCCCCGTCCCAAGACGAAGATAGACAGTATGAATGATGCTGGCGCTTTGGTGTCATCAATATACACGACTCCCTTACTGGCCACCCCGGCTGGCGGGCAGTTCGCGTCCCAATTGATGGTTTCACCAGCCAGTTACGGTACCACCGGCGATGCCGGCGGCGCTGTTATCCGCAATTATTCTGACTATAAGATGAAACAAGC